CGTCACCTTTGAGGTGCCTGGCACTGGGACCACCGTTGAGGTGGATACGGGGAACGTCGTGCCCGTGAAGGAGACGTTGACGGTGAGCTGCTATCTCAAGCAGGGGAGTGTGGGACAGGAGGAGATGCCGGGGATCTTCATATCGCAGACGTTCTACGAGGGCTACACCGTGGAGCCGGCGGTGCTGGATGCGCGGGTGCGGGCTGGCACGAAGGGGGCGATCGCGTTTAGTGGTGGCGCCTCCTGCTATTGCGTTGTGCTCCAGACCTCGCCGCTCGGGACACAGGGGCTGCTGGGCTCGATCCTCTCGGCGACGATGGGCACGGCGCTGCGCCTGGTCGAGCGGCGCGAGTATTGATGCCGGTCACGCTGGAGCTGCGGGAGTGGAACGCGGAGGCGTTGTTGGCACGGGTGCCGGTGATCTTGGAGGCGTACTCGGGGGTGATTGGGCCGGAGTTGCAGAAGTCGATCCGCGCTCCGGTGTATCAGTGGTATGGGAAGACGGTACGGAAGGCAGGGGACGGTGGCGGCCTCTATATGTCGGGGCCGTTTGTTACCTCTCCTCGGGACATCGTGGATCGGGGGACGTTTATGCGCTCGCAGACGGCGCGGGTGTCTGAGGATGGGCGCTCGCTCAGCGTGGTGTGGGATCCGGTGAACCCGGATAATGGGGAGCACTATGGCGCGGATCTGCTGCTCAGCCGCGACTGGATCACGCCCGTGCAGCGGCGCTACCCCTTCCGCCCCTTCTTCGTGCAGAAGTGGCGGGCGTTGGACGGGGGGCGCTGAGCGCATGAAAAAGCCCCGGTGGGAGCCGGGGCGTGGGTGGTGTGAGGTGGGGCGCGGGGTTAGGCGGAGACGGTGGCCACGGTGAAGACGGGGGCCACGGCGTTGGCGCCGGTGAGGACCGTGGAGCTGTTGACGGTGAGGGTGTCGCCGACCTTGTAGTTGGCGCCCTTGGCCACGACGGTGGCGCCGGTGACTGCGTTGCCGGTCACGACGAGGGTGGCGGTGGCGCCATAGCCGGAGCCGTTGCCGTCGGTGGGGGTCTTGCCGATCAGCGGGATGGCGGTGCCGGCGGTCAGGCCGCTGCCGGCGGTTGTCACCGTCAGGGTGGCGATTCCGCGACCCTGGGGATACCAGAGGGGGGCGCCGTAGCCGTCGAGGTTGAAGGAGCAGGCGCTCACGTCGCCGGCCTTGATCTTCTCCTGGAAGTTGGTCACGAAGGAGACGCCGGCCAGCACCTCGGCGTCGTCGGTGCTGCCGTCGGTGACGGGGGTTTTGCGATACCAGCAGAGGGTCACGCCGGAGGCGGCATCACCGGCGGCGCCGCGCAGCAGGCGGTAGCCAGCATCGGTCACGTCGAGGGTCAGCTCCATCGGGACGGAGTAGTCCTGCAGGCCGGCGAGCTTCTTCTTGTAGCCCTGCGGTGTGTCGTAGTTGATGACCTCCTTGACTTCGGTGCGGTTCTGCACCGAGGCGTCGGTGATGTTGTTGACGGCGGTGAGGCCGGTGATGGAGGTCGGGACGGCACTGGAGGTGGTGCCGAGTTTGGCGTAGAAGTCGTACTTGAACGCGATGAAGTTGCCCATGACACACGGACGGAGTGGCCTAGGTTGCCGCCGTCTCCGCTAACACTTCCCAGGGGGTCTGTCGGCTACAGGGGTGGAGGTCGAATCCCCGTACTTCGTGGTCGATTGTGCGCGTGGCGAGGAGGGAGTCGCGCACGGCCTCTTCGCTGATGGTGAGTTGGGCGCTGATCTCGCGGACGGTGTGGCCGGCGGCGATGAGGCGGCGGACGCGCTGCCCCAGGGCCCGCACCTTCCCCGGTGCCTTGATGAGCCAGTTGCTGTCGCGGATGAAGTGGAGGATCTCGCCGTTGGCGTAGATCGTGAGGCAGGTGCTGAAGGTGCCGCGCTCGTCATTGTGGACGCGGCACGTTTTGAGGAAGGCGATGTCGATGCAGCTGTAGATGTCGTCGCGGAAGACATAGGGGTATTTGCGACACATCTTGCGGCCTATTAGTCGTATGAGTCCCCGGTGTTCTATGTAGAGGGCGGAGATGGTGCGGTTCTCGGCCGGGGTGAAGGGGCGCGAGAGGTGGCCTTGGGTGGTGCGACGGGGCGCCGCTGCTGTTGCCGTAGCCATGGGCGACCCGTGGAGGGTTTACCCGCTTCACTCTACCGAGTAGCGGTTGTAGTCGTATGGGGTGAGGTTAGCTGCGGACGACGCTCACCGTGCCGGGGCCGGCACCCGTGAGGAGGTCGGCGAGGATGATACCGAGGTGGGGGAGCAGCTTGAGCGGGGAGACGGCGGTGGCGCTGCTGCTGATGTTCGGGCGCCAGTTCAGCTCCATCACGTCGAGCTTCAGGTGCTGGAGGTCGCGGTTGGGGATGCCGGGGATCAGCGAGGCGGCGGTGGCGGTGAAAAGGGTGGGGTTGGAGAGGAGGGTGATGGCGAGATCGAAGGTGGCGAGGGTGATCTCGCGGGGGATCTCCGTTTTGGTGATGTAGCGGTCGCTGTTGAAGTTGGTGCGGGGCCAGGCCAGCGCCTGGGTGGTGCTGCTGCGGTCGCCGATGAAGGAGAGCGTGTCGATGTAGGTGGTGGCGCTGAGCAGGGCGCGGGTGCGGTTATCGACGCTCGCGGCTGTCCAGGACGTGCCCGCCAGGGAGTTGTCCGCCTGCGAGTTGGCCTCCGCCAGCGTCAGGTAGCTGTTGGCGGCGGGATCGCCGGCGGTGGCAACGATCGCGGCGGGCATGGGGCACAGCGGTGGTATCCGAGATTGCCGTGGCGCGGGGGCGCCTGGGTGGCGGCTCGGTGGCGCTGAGCGCATGAAAAAGCCCCCGCTGTGACGCGGGGGCGGCTGAGCTATGGGGTTAGGTGACCGGCGCTCAGTTAAAGGGGTTCATCGTCTTGAGGGCGGCGATGGGGAGCAGCTTGGCGTCGTACTTCAGCGTCCAGTTGCCGGTGGTGGCGAGCTGGGCGTTGGTGGGGTTGTCGGTTGCGCTGTTCCAGGAGACGCCGATCAGGGACTGGGTGTAGTGGTAATCGACGGCCATCACATCCTGCAGGGAGAGGATGTTGCGGTCGGTGGCGATCCGCAGCTCCTGCTGGTTGCCCTCGGAGATGACGCCCTCACCGAAGAGGTAGGAGGTGTAGACGGTGGTGGCGCCGGTGCTGCTGGTGGGGAGCTGGGAATCGACGATCACGCGCAGGCCGCCGAAGTAGGCGATCTGGGCGCTAGTGACACCCACGCCACCGCCGCCCCAGGTGATCGCGCCGCCTGCAGTCAGCGAGGAGCTGCTGAAGGTGAGCTGGCCGATCTGCTGCAGGTAGTGGTAGACGTTCGGGTGAACGGCAATGGCTACCAGGGAGGCGGAACGCTCACCGAGGGGCACTTTGGCGGCGGTGACGGAGGCGGCGCTGAGGTACTGGGCGCCACCGGTGCCGGCGGAAACGTCGGTGACGTTCGCAGACAGCGCGGAGCCGAAGATGCCGTTCAGCATGTTGACCAGCGTCCCGGTGCGCTTGACGTTGATCGCCTTCGAGAGGTAGCCCTGGATGGCGGCCATGGGGTCGCTACCGGTGGCCAGCTTCGAGAGATCATCGACGGCAAACGCCATGCCCCGGTGCAGGATCGAGGCGATCATGCTGTCGCCCGTCAACTTCTGAGGGGTGAGGTAGCCAGCGGTGCTCGTACCCCAGGTGTTCGTGGAGAGAATGGTCTCCTCGGTGGGGGCGATCGGTGAGAAGTAGGGGATCTGGATGCGGGTGCCGCCGGCGCGGGCATCGAGGCGGGAGTCGCGGGCAACGACGCCGCTCTGGATGAACTGCGATTGGGCGTAGATGTCCTGCGTCAGGTACTGCAGGAACTCGGGGCGCTTGACCAGATCGGCAACGAACGTGCCGCCCGAGTAGTTGGTGAAGGATGCGGTGGACATTGGAGGTGGGTGCGGGGTTTACCGTGGATCACCCCAGACCCGCTTCGCGCTTGAGCGCGGCGGCGAGTTCGGGATTTTCCATCTCCAATCGAATGGCCTCTGTGAGATTCCCTGCTTTGTAGGGATTCACGGCGCCGGGGGCGTAACCGCTTGAGGGGGCGGCCCCCATGCCACGGGCTCCGCTCGGGGAGAAGTGGTGCTCATAGCCGCTATTGGGGTTGCGCAAGTTGCTGAGGTATGAGTTCAGCGGTTGCTCGATGCCGTTGACTACGACGACGGGGCGGCCGTCGGCCGCTTCGCGTAGCTTGTGCTCCAGGGTCAGGAGGCCGAGGAGCTGTTGCGGTTTGAGGGCGCCGGCATCGGCGACTTGCGCGAGGGCTGCGGTTCGGAGACGTTCTTCCTGCACCGATTGAGTCACTGAATCAATCTGCTTTTGCAGGGCGGCGTTCTCGTCGCGCAGAGTGGCGTTGGCGGCTTGAGCCTCTTCCCAGAGGGTGCGAAACTCACCGGACTCGGCGAGCTTGGCCTGTTTCCCGGACTGAAGTTCGTCGCGGAGCTTGCGCAGTTCCGACTCGGTTTGACCGAGGCGTTCGTTGAGCTGCCGGTTGGACTCGCCCTTGCGGGTGTTGTCCTGTTGCAGTAGCTCTAACTTGGCGCGGAGGGCGGCGGGATCTTCGGGTGCGGGCGCGGGGGGCTGCTCCGCCACGGGCGGAACTTGCTGAGCCACGGACTCAGCGCCTACGGCGTCAGGCATATAACGAAGGAGATGAACTCCCTAGGTTGCCGCCGTTACTTTTCGGGGTCAGGCGTAGAGGGGGCAGGCGCCACTTTCGGGCTCTTCGCTGCCTTCGGTGTCGGGGATGCTGGGGGCGTCGAGAGCCGGCGGCGCGTCGCTTCTAGGGCGGCTTGCACGTCGAGCGCGGCTTGGGCGGCTGGTTCCATCGGGGGTGGGGGCGGGGGGTTCGGGGGCGGCGGGCGCCTCTGCCCGAGGATGCCAAGGGCCGGGGATCCAGATCGTCATGGGGTTGGGGCGTGGGTCAGAGGGGGTTAGGGCGCGGGGGCGCCGGTTAGGGGGGTCACGATGCAGCGGCAGCGGGGGTGCGCCGGAGGGAGCAGGTCGAAGCCGCTGAGGCGGGGGTGCGTTTCGCCGTCGCGGGCACGGCAATAGGGGCAGGTTTTGGGGTCGAGGATTGCGTTCCAGCGCCAGCCCGCCGGCGCCGGGGGCGCGGGCGGTGGGGGCGCGTCGGGTGCGGGGGGCGGTTCGGGGGGCGACCAGACGCGGAGAGAGGTGGCCGTGTGCTGCGACCAGAGGGCGGCGGCGACGATCGCGTTGAGGCGGCTGCCCCATTTGGCGTAGATCGTGCCGGGGCCTTGGGGTTGCTGTGGGGTGAGGGCGCGGCGCAGTGTGGGGGGCGTGGTGGGTGCGTTGAGGAGTTGGGTGGCCAAGGAGGCGGAGGTGGGGACGGGGGCGCCGGGGCCTAGGGCGGCGGCCGTCAGGATTAGGCGGTCGAGGATCGAGTAGAGCTGGCGGTCGAGGGCAGAGGGGCGGCGCCGCCCGTCGCGTATTTGGGCGTCGAGCAGCTTCGTGATGGGGGTTTTAA